CCGCTTTTGCTTTTTCTCCACTTGTTGTCGAGAATAATTCAACAACATCTCCTATACGATATTCGCCACCCTTAGATATCATCTGTACATTATTAATACCACATTCAACTATTGGTGTATATCCATCATCAACATCTTTTATCTTAATTGTTTCTAAATGAGTAAAAGATCCTTTAATGTTTGATAATAATATTTGATTAATATCTCTTCTTTTAGAAATTAATTTTCTTACATCTTCTACAAGTGCTTCAGCTTGACTATCTGTTCCTATGATTGTTTTGCCTATTAGTGTATATGCTCTAGGATCATGATGGGTAACAAGATATCTATCGATTCTGAAATCACCATCTGATATTTTTAACATCTGATTAGCAGGAAAATTAATTTCTACATCTTCATTATATAATATTTTAAATAAAAGTTTATATGACTCAATTGTGCCTTTAGTTTGATAAAAATCTTTTATACGTTTTGCAAGTAATCTTTTATCTGCTAAGGCTTCACTAGGAATTTCAGCCATAAGTTCTGAACGAAAATATTTTATAAACTGATCTAATGTTGTATCAATGTCTTTGTAACTCTGTATATTTCTTTGTGCATCTTGTTGTTTACCAGATGTTTCTAAGTATTCATAATATGCTTTTACAAAAGATAGAAACTTTTCTCCCTCTTCTTGATAGAAGGCTGGAAACTGTCTTTGAACTAATGATGATAGTTTCTCAGTTACGGCCATTAATCACTTACCTCTGATACTGTTGTGATTACCGCATCAGCGGAAGACACGATTATAATCTGTTCTCTGAGAGGAACAATATCTTTATTTACTGGATCAGCGTTTATTTTTATTTCTATACCATCAAAAGCAGTAACAGTAAAACTATTAATATTTAATTCACCAGTATCATAATTAATTGTTCCTAAATTTGAATTTATAAAAACTTTTTCTTTATCTGAATTAAATCTAAAAACTCTAAGATTGCCTAAACCATCATCATCTATAAATGCAGTAAAATTATTTAAAGTAAATGAAGTTGATATGATAGAGTTCTTTGCGATAGGATTTAAAAACTTTAGATTTACAAGCGTTGCAGTATTTGTATTTGGCACAAATCTTTTTTGCATTTTAAAAGAAGCTTCGTTATTTAAAACTGACTCATCTGTATTATCTAAAGCCCTTACAAATCTAGAGTATCGTAATCTTTTACCAAACTGTTCTAAATTCGTTGACGAATAATTTGATATACCTGTTCTAATTAAAGTAGATATAGCTGATGTTGTTATATTTGTTTTCAATTTATCATAGTATGTTGTAATTGTAGGTATAACATAAAGATATTCTGGATTAATAATTACTGGATCAATCCCAAGCATTGTTCTATCATTAATAGAATTTTTTATTTCTTCTTTTAATGTATTTGTAGGAATCAATTCACCTTGTGGTTTGATTGCAATGTAAACTTTTCCATGCACAGCTGGAGTGGCCTCTTCACCACCAAACGCTACAACTGATGAAAGGTTTGTATTTTCATTTAATATAATTCTCTCAAAGTCTTTTGCAACCACTGCACGATTTTGTATTTTAAAGTTTCTTGGTGCATTAAACTTTATACTGTCAATACTCTCAAGTTCTACTCCACCTCTTGCTACTGAATTTACTGTGAGACTAGCACTTGTGTAACTAGGAGTAATTGATATACTATCAATAGAGAAAGTATTTGCGCCGTTAGTCTGTATTCCATGACATACCCTATATTCTACCTGAACAATATTACCATCTACAACGGGTTTACCCAGAGAACCACTACCAAATAATATCTCATATTGTTTATCATGTGTTTCTTGTAGATAGTATACTGCGGATTTACTATTCACTTCTCTTATATTTGTTGCTCTTGAATAAACTGTATTTGCACTTGATGAAGAAGATTCTTTCACAGTAACTTTTATACTAGTAGTGTCTACATTTTCATTTGGTAAAATATATTTTACAGGTGATGCACTACTTACATTAAACTCATGATTAACTGGTGTACCTTCTGTGATCGTGATTGGTTTCGTAAAAGTATTAGATATATTTCGAATAATATTTGATTCTGGTGTTACAAAAGTAAATGTTCTATTATTAATACTTGAAGTGAATGTTGTGTTTTTTGGAAGTTCAAACTCAGAAATGTTCGATGCGATTCCAGTAAATGTTATAGATACATTTGCACTAGCACCTCTAGCAGAACGTGTGAGATATCCTAATTCTTTTGCTCTTGACACTACGCTATCACGTTGTTGTGCAGTATCTAAAAACATCTCGTTGGCCAACATGTTAGTATAAAAAGCATTGTAATGTGTATTGTATGCTAATACATCTAGCAAAGTTGACATATTACTACCTTCAAAATCATAATCATTAAACTGTGTCTGAGATTGAAGATACGTTTTTAAGTTTGTTTTTATGTCAGCGAAATCTACTTCGGTGACTCTGAGGTATGTATTAGCCGACATGTTATCTTACTCTTTCTAATATGACATCTAGAACTACTGCTTCAGAATCATTCACAACCTCAAAAGCTATTGTCAAAGATATAGCATTTAAATCCAATCTATCTTCAACTAATATATCTATAATACTTGCTCTAGGCTCGTAGTTTTCTATTACGTTTATAACTGCTTGTTTTATTTGTTCTTGTAGATGAGAAGTAAAAGGTTCAAATAAGAAACCCCTTATATTACAACCAATGTTAGAAGAAAATGGCCTTTCAAAGTAATCAGTTAATATCAAGTTCTTTACAGATTGTTTTACCGCATCTCTGTTTATCTTCTTATTTAAAGATTTAGTAATAGGATTTGTTACAAATAATGTATCGAAATCGCTATAGATAACTTGACTAGGATCGGGCATTCTTCTTCTCTTG